GCTCCGGCGTGTTGTTTTTCCGGCACCCCCCCCTTCGTCGGGGCGGCTCTCCCCGTCCTTATTTGAGAACCGTTCTCGTTTTGTCGATGTGTCAACCGCGTCCATGCGTTAACCGCGTTAACGTATCAACGGCGTTAACGTATCAATGGCGTTCATGCGTTAACTACGTTCATGTATTAACCTCGTTCATGGGTTAACTGGGTTCATGTGTCAACGGCGTTCATGTATTAACCGTGTTCACTCATTAACCGTGTCAATGTATTGACGGCGTTCATGCATTAACTGTGTTCACGTTCGCTTCTGTTATTGGGAACCGTTCTCACGACACGCCGACTTGACACCTAATAACAAGTCAGGTATATTGAAAGTATCAACCAAGGAGGTACGAAATGCACAAGGCACTGAACGGCAAGGGTTACATCAGGAACGGCGAGGGGGTGTTCGTCACCACGTCGGGCGAGGTCTACGCCTACCGCGACGGCGAGCTGACGTCATCCACCGCAACCGAAGATCCGAAGGCGTACGCGGCCTTGGCGCGCGGCATGTTCGCCGCCGCCTGAGCGACACGCCGACTTGACAACCAACACCAAGTCAGGTATATTAAAAGCATCAACCAAAGGAGTGATTAAAATGGGTGACTATCTTGGAATGTTCGAACTTCAGGCGCCGTACGACGCACGCAAGTCGTTCTACGGCAAGGCGTACGTGGAACGCTGGGACGTCGAACACGGCACGCAGTACGTGCTCAGGTCATACGGCACCGTTGTCGCCAAGGTCACGCCGACATACGCCGACGGCGACACCGAAACGTACGACGTCGAACTCGGCATGCAATACCTGAGCGCCACCACGTTGCGCCACGTCAAGGAGTTCCTGGCGCAGACCGACGAAGCCTTCAAGGGCATCACGCCCGCGTGGCTGCGCAAGGCCATCAAGGACGGCCGTTCGATTGACGGCATGGAGTCCATGTACAGCAAGACGCATACCGTCCGGCAGATGTGAGCGCGACACGCCGACATTGACAACCGTATACCACATGGTATACTGAAGATATAGAAACCAAGGAGTGATTGAAATGAGTAAGCAAACATTCATCGACAACATGACCGCACGCGGGTACGAACTGAGGACCGTCCGCAACGGCAACGTGATTGCGAGGAAAGGCGACATTACAATACGGTTGGTCACACTCGCAAACTATGGCGTCTACATCGACACGCCAACCGTGACGGCTCTCACAGACGAGAACGCGACGGACGAAGAGACGATGCGCATAATCGACGCTCTGACGGCATGACCGTCCAGCCCTGGCGGCACACGTGCGGGTTCGAGTCCAGCAAGGGCACTAAACAACATAAGCCATCTGTTATTAAGGAGTGGTTGAAAATGGCTGACAGAATAGCAATCCTAGGCGGCGAGCCGTACGAGGAATGGATTAAGCGCGACGGCCAAGCACAACGCCTATACAAGGCGTACCGTGCTAAGTGGCCGGACAGCACCACGGAATGCGCCGCAATCGGCGACGAGTTCTACGTTCGCTTCGAAAACGGCGAGATGCGGCACGTGGATTACGTCGGCGACTTCGACGACGAGGGCGAGTGGTGCGCGCAATGCGGCACGCCGATTGACCCGGACGAAAACGAATACTACTGCTGCGACGTCTTCGATTGCGACGCGGTGCTGTGCGAGAACTGCGGCGGGAACATGACGGGCGACCACTATTGCCCGCGCCATCGGCTCAGCGACATTTTTCAGGAGTGCAGAGAGGATGAATACACCTACCCGTACGCGTTCGGGGACGGCAACCAATTCACCTTCGGCGTCGAAATTGAAACAGAGTCCGAACTGTCCGAAGACTTCATGGAAAACGTCGCCGGCTCTGACCTTATTGCAGGCTGGAACAATGATCCGTCGCTAGGACGGAACGGCATCGAACTGCAAAGCAACATACTGGACATGTCCAAACTGACCGCGTTGCGTGAGCTGGTTGAGGGCATCCCGGAGTACGGCGAGAACGCGGGCGGTCATATCCACGTGGCCCGCACGCCCAACCAGTGCGCGAGCCGCTGGTATTGGGCGCTACGCGGACTGGACGCCACGCAGTGCGAACGGCTCAACATGCGCCACATGAGTGACGACTATTGGTGCGAACTCAACCACGGCGACTATATCGGCAAGCACGTCGCCGTCAACAACGAACACCAAGACACAATTGAACTGCGAACGTTCGACTGCTGGTATGAGGGTACGGCCGCCCAGCTCGTGCCCGCCGTCAAGTGGATTCGCGCCATGTGGCGCTTCTTCGAGAAGTACCCCCGTGGCACCATTGAGGCCGCCGCCATCGAACAGTACGCGTCGTGCATGGCCGATAACGTGGCGGACACGCCCCGCCGCACGCTCGCCGAACGACTTGAGGCGGCACGCCGCTACGCCGCCGCACGTGAGGCCACAGAGGAACGTGAACGCCAAGCGCGCGCCGAAGAAACCCGCCGCCGCGTCGAGAAGAACGTGAGGGCGTCGAGCCGTGCGCGTGAAAGCCACGGCGACACAACCATGGCCGTGCTTGCATGGCGCGAGCATGAGAAACGCCGCGAGCGTGGCCGCGCGCGCATCGAGGAAAACCTCTCAAGCGACTGCCACATCTACGCGTTCCCGTCCCGCCACCTGAAGCCGTTGCACGTCTACCTGCGCATGGTTGACGCGAGACTCGAACGCGGCGGCACGTTCCGCGGCCTGGGCAACTTCTTCATCTACCACCCATACGACGGCGCGACGGTGTGGGACGGTTACGCATACTTGTGCAGACCTGAAGGCGAGACCGCCGCGCGGGTGGTCAACAATATCATCCGCAGCCGTATCGCACGCGCGTCACACGGCACGCCGACGACGGAATCGCTGGAGCGCGCCGCGTTGCGCATCTACAAGCACGCCGGACGTCCCGAATTGAACGAACGCTACGCGCAGATTCGCAAGAATATCGCGCGCGGCAACGCCTGACAACCAATCTCCGGGGGCGGGAACGTCCCGCCCCCACCGTTAATGAAAGAGGTAAATACAATGTGTGTAATCGTTACGGCCGTGCCCGGTGCAATGCCTGAGCCTGAGGATATCCTCGCCATGAGTGAGACCAACCATGACGGGGGCGGCGTGAGCTGGTGGGACGGCGAGCGCCTGAGGGTGTTCAAGAACGTTGACCCTTTGAAAGTGGTTGGCTTCATCTTCAGCCATTGGGATAGTCTCAAGCGCGCCCCCTGCCTTATTCATTTTCGTCTCGCCACGCATGGCGCCGTCGAACCGCGCAACTGTCACCCGTTCCATACGGATAGGGGTTATATCGCGCATAACGGTATCGCCTACCTTTTCGAAGACGGCACGTATGCGTCCGACTCCCGCAACATGGTTCAAGCGTGGATTGACAGCGGATACAATAACAGCGTGTTCGACGGGCAGGGACTAGTCGCCCTCATCACCCCGCACGGTTGCCTGAAATGGCTGGAGGGTGAACCGATTGAACTCTCGCGTGGCGTATGGGTTTCCAACATGTTTTGGCATGAGTGAACAAGTTTCCGGGCGTGTCGTAAGGCACGCCCTGATATAATAATAAACGAAACCAAAGAAATGAGGTAAAACAATGGACTCTTCAGAATACTTCCGCGATAATGTGGTGAAATATCTGAGCATACTATCCGATAGGGCGCTCAACGCTGGAACGGACGTGGTGGAAACCTTAATCGCGCTCGATATCGCAATGCCATACACCGCACGCGACTATCAGAACGCGCTCTCCTCATGGCTGCAAGGACGCCATTACGTGTGGCAGAGCCGCATAAACGCGTACAAGGAGAACCCCACCGACGAGAACCTTGAAGCAATCGCAAAGTTCGCAATCAACGAACACACCCCCCACACCCAGCGGGACTACGATGACATCGTGGAACGCGCATACCGGCTCGCGGTGGACGAAACGCTTATTCAAAACGAACTCGAAAAAAGGAGGAACAATGGAAAATGAGAAACGCCATGAAGACGTGCTCAGCCGGATAGCGGCCGTACAGCAGTCGGTGGAATCGGTGAAACGAACCACCGAAGGATACGGCTACAAGTACGCCACACTGCACGACGTATGGCAACTCGTCAAGCAGAGCATGGACGAACACGGGCTAGGCTGGACGGCCGTATGTTCAAGCGAGATAGTCGGCGCAGACAGCGACATGCCAACCGTGTACAACACGCTCACAGTGGCCGTATTCGAGACCGAGCACGAGTGCGAAAACCTCATGGACATGGTGAAGCATGGGGAGTCGGTCAGCAGTAGCTACACGTATCCTGCCGCCGCCGCACAGCAGGTGGGCAGTTTCGAAACCTACTATAGGCGCTATGGTCTCATCCATCTGCTTGGACTCACAACCGTGATGGATGATGATGGGAAAGCAACCACCCCCCTCCCTCGCCCGTCACTCACAGAAGAATTCAACTAAAAACACTCCCTCGCAAGGGGAACAATGAAAGGAAAAACAATGGCAACCGACATGCTTGAAATCGAAGCTGTAGGCGAAATCCGATTCGTCCACATCAAAGACAAATACCAGTCGGACGCGGCGAAACAGCGTGGAATCGAACCGAACTACCAGCTTCAGCTCTCGTTCCCGAAGAACGGGGACGTGCATAAGGAACTCGTAGCATCCGCGAAACAGTTGGGCGTGCGCGCCAACGGCGACAACCTCCGCTACAAGGACGGCGATTTAATCACCCTCAAAGACGGAACCCAGCCACAGCGCGGCAAGTGGCTAATCAACCTCTCGTCCAAGTGGAAGCCCAGCATCGTCGACCAGAACGCCAACGACATGGAACTGGCCGAAGAGCCGGGCGACGGCACGCTCGCCAACGTCGCGTTCAAAATCGGCACCACGAAGGAAGGCAAGCTCACCTACTTCCTGACCGGCGTGCAACTGCTTCGAGTCGAAAAGAACAACACCCCCGCCCCACACAAGTTCGGCGCATACACCCAGCTGTCCCTGAGCGACGAAGGCGTGGACGACGAAGAGGAACCGGAGTTCTGACACCGTGAACGCGCCAATCCACTACAGCGACGACGACATGATTGACGCGCTCACCACATGCCCGAACATAGACCAAGCCGCGCGCGCGCTCAACGTGTCGCGCGGCTGGTTGTTCCCGCACGCGAAACGTTTGGAGCGTGAAGGCAGAATCATTCCGAAATCAATCATGCCCGCATATTTCAGACCGAAGGAAGACAAATGACGAAATTCCTAGACACCCCCCCTGTCAATGTCAGGGAAAGCACCGCGTTCAACACGGAGCTTAAGAACAATCTCGGCAAATGGACGGAATACCGTTCATACAGGAAACGCAACGTCGCGAACGCCGCCGCCCACCACATCCGCAAGCACCTCTACGCATGGACGGAGCCGGGCGTGGAATACGCCGCGGTGACACGCCGCAAGCCCGACGGGACATACGCCGTATGGGTGAGCGCTGTCAGAATCGAGGAGGAAACCAATGCCGAAATTGAATAACCGCAAGCAGGAACCATTGGAATCATCCATCCAAAACCGTCTAATCAGACTCCTCGAACAGCAAGGATGGTACGTGCAGAAGACAGAAGGACGCTCACGCAACGGTTTCCCAGACGTGACCGCCGTGGACCCCCTCGGCAACGTGTGGTTCATCGAACTGAAACGCACGGTAGGCAAGCCAAGCCCAGACCAATGCCGCGAACTCAAAATGCTCGCCGAACATAATGCGAACGTCATGCTCCTATACGGCAGGAAGGCCGTGGACACCATGCTGTTCTTCAAAAACCGGGTGGACATGACGAACGTCTACCACGATATCCTCATCGTCGATTCGGAAGGAAAAATGAAATGGACAAAGAAAATCTGACATACAAGGTCTTCCAAGACCGTGAAACATGGCTCGAAGCCCGCAGGGAGACCATAGGCGCGTCAAGTCTCGCGCATTTCATCGCCACCGGACAACTCCCAACCACCCCGCCAGACGTTCCTGCAGTACAATCCGCACTGCAGTTCGGCAGCATTTGGGAACCCATGCTCGTCCAGTTGTATGCGAAACACCTCCAACTGACCGTAGTCGACAAGAACACTCCAGTCAACGAGTTGGAGAACGGACAGCTCGCATGGTATGACAACAGCTTCTACACGGACGGACGCCTGCACGTGTCCTTGGACGCCGCATACCGCGACCATAATGGCATCCTGCACACCGTCGAAGTGAAGACCGGAAGCAAACCATCCCACGCGTTCCTCACGGCGGAACAGCGTCGCCAGTATTCAGCCCAAGCGCAGATAGAAGCCCGCATGATGAACACGGAGCATGCGGAAATCATCTACGCGCAACGCCCCCCGTCATGGGAGACGATGAACTCCGAATACATCACCGAACGAATCAAGGAAACGCTCGACATCGTAATCATTCCAGACGTGATGGATGCGAGCGAACTGGAACGGTACGCGACCGAATACGAGCGTGCGGCAAAACCAGCTGACGCGTACAATGCTGGACAACGGCTGCTTTCCGAACTGTTGGAAGCGAAAGACCGGTACGAAACATTGAAGGAACGGCTGGCCGCATGGCTGGAAGAACACCCCGGCGAGCGCGTCGCATGCTCCGGGCACGTCGCAAGACTGACCGAGACCACGCGCACCACCACCGACTACAAGGCGTATTTCAGCCAGCATCCCGCCGACCTGACCCCATTCAAGAAAACCTCGACAACCACCCGCCTCAGCGTGGTGAAGGAGAAGAAAAATGCATGAGCTGATAATGGACTGCATCTGCATGCTCCTCATCGTCCTGTCTGTGCTTGGAAACACCGTGGCAATCCTCTTCCTCATCAGCGCGGTCAAAGGCCTTGCCGACCTTATCGACCACAAGCATGATGAAGAGTAGCGAATGGCTTGACAGCGAGGCTTGGGCTGACATCGAGAAGATGCGCCAGCCCAAGCCCATGCCCCCCGCCAGAAAGAAGAAGACAGTCACCCGCTACGCCGACATGACGCCCGAGAAAGCGGCGCACAAGCGGAAATTGAAGAAGAAGTGGGTGAATGAGAACCACGAGAAAATGCTCGACTATTGGGTGCGGTACCGGAAGCAGCATCGCGAGGAGACCCGCGACGCATGCCGCAAATGGCAGCGGAAATTCCGTGAGGAACATGGCGTCTGCTATCAGACTTGGCGCAGATGGCGTAAAACGCCGGAAGGCCGCGAGCGCATAGCCGCATGGGAGGCCGAGCATGGAAAGGAGCAGCAGTGAGGGCTTTCATCTTCGACGAGGCCGGAACAGGCAAAACGAAACGCAGCATGGACTTGCTGGACGATGCGGAGCACATTCTCGTCATCTGTCCGGCAAGCGTCGTGAAAACAGCATGGCTGCCGCAAATCAGCCAATGGTCCCACGGCAAGGCCATGACCATCGACTATTACCGCAAGCATGGTTGGACGGAAGACTACCGTTTCCTCGTGGTCTCCTACAATATGGCCGCCAAGCTGGATGATGTGCCGGACGGTTTCAGCCTCATCGTGGATGAAAGCCACATGGTGAAGAATCCTAGGAGCGGACGTTCCAAAACCGTGAAAGGCATCAGCGACCTCGCCGAGAACGTGTTGATGCTGACAGGCACGCCCGCTCCGAAGGATTTGGAAGACCTGTACGGGCAGACCGTAGTCATGTATCCGCACGCCAAAGACAGGATGGCCCTATTAGGCGATTCATGGCGCACTCTAGGGGCTTTCAGAGTCAAGTACGGTAAACCATACACGATGAGCGTGCAAGGGCGTACAGTGGTCAAATACACGTACTCCCAGCCCATGGTCGAACAGGCGTGCAAGCAACTCCAAAAACTCGTGCTGGACATCAGACGCGGCGGCAACCCACTACCCACCGTCGAATGGCTGCCAAGCCCGAAAACCGAACAGGAGGATATGGCGCTCGAACAGTGGACAACCACCCACCAGCTCGTCGAAGACGTGTACGCCACCAGTGCGAGCGCCGCAGCCGTCAAACTCGCCCAACTCGACGATGGATTCGCCTACAAGACCGAAGACCGCAGCGAATCATACTGGTTCGGCGTGTCCAAACTCCAAACCGTATACAGTGAAGCCAAGAGACGTGCAGACCAGACACCACTGCTCGTATGGACACGGTTCAAAGCGGTGAGAGACGAAATCTACCGCACTTGGACGCCATGCACGGACGCGAGAACATTCCTCGCCATGACCGACCAAGAACGCGCAGGATACCGGCTCATAGTCGCCAACCCGCAGTCCATGGGCACTGGTGTGGACGGTTTGCAGCATCTCATCAAAGACCAGATATGGCTCGACCTCCCATGGACATACGCCGACTGGGAGCAGGCCAACCGAAGACTGGTACGACGCGGCAGCCCCTATCAGGGACAACAGCGCATCCTCGTACCGGACACGCCATGGAACCGCAAGGTCATGGACGTGATAGACGGAAGGAAAACCCTAGATGACATCATCAAAACCGAAAAACAATTGGGAGAAGACAATGGGAAACGTCAATAAGGCGCTCAGCAAGGATGCGGGCACTGCGACCATCCACATTGGGCCGCTCCACCCGTCCGCCGCGCGAATCTACCAGCGCATCACCAACAACTTCGAACACATCAAGACCATGCTCACCGGCGACAAGGCCGAGGAGTACGGCAACCCGCAAACCATGTGCCGACGTATCGGGCGACGATGGTTCGAAAGGGAGGATGGCGAAACGGATGTCGCAATCATGATGGCCGAACTGAAAATCGAACGCATCAAATTCGACCCGACCAAGGAAGACTCGTACATGGACGCCATCGCCTACCTCGCAATGGCGCTCGCGTTCATGCAGGAAAGGAAGAACAATGACTAGCGACAACCGCAACGTGACGCGACTGACAGTAGGCCGTGAGGAATGGCGGAAGATAGAATCCGGGGAAACAAGCTTCATCCTCCGCGAAACCCAATCGCCATACAAGACTGTGGCCTTCGTATTCTCTGACACCACCACCGGAATCCACCTCGGCAACGCCGTCACTCTCTCGGAAACCCCGTTCGGCGACTATGAGGCCAGCCCTTGGACATGGACCATGTTCGCCAAGCTAACCGGCATGACCGTGCAGGAACTCAAAGAACGGTTCCCTGCAGAAGCGGGGATGGAAAACCCGTCCGCATGCGCAATGTACCTGTATGAAATCAAACCGATAAGCGACAAGGAACTGTTGCAGTGCCTTTGCAATCCGAACGAGTAAGGAGAAAGAAATGCTGAACGACATCACCATCGAACAATGCGTGGAACATCAAGACCTGATTCTGCCATACACGGAAAAACAGTTGAACCCCAACTCGTATGACGTGACCCTACAGGACACCATACTTATCTTCAACAAGGATGAGAAAGCCTGTTATGCGGACGGCAGTGACCACACATTGCACGGCGTCCACACCAAGCCCTTCAGAATCAACAGACTCTACATGCTTCAACCCGGACAGTTCGTGCTCGGCGCGACCGTGGAGAAAATCAGTCTACCGGACAATATGATGGCCCGGTTCGACGGGAAAAGCAGTCTCGGCCGACTCGGACTCTGCACGCACGTGACCGCAGGATTCATCGACGCCGGATTCATCGGCACCATCACCGTCGAATTGAAAAACGAGAACGATTTCCCCATCATGCTGAAGCCCGGCATGAGAATCGGCCAAGTGTCATTCGAATACCTGAACTCGGCGGCCGCGAAACCGTACGGCATGGTCGGCCACTATCAGGGCCAGCATGCGCCGCAGCCAGCGGTGGAGGTGTGATATGAAAGCACCTCGCCAATGCCTTGACTGCGGGCGTGATATGACGTTGGAAGAATGGTATCCAGAAATGCTGTGCGAGACCTGCAAGCAGGAAATCGATTCGGCGTTGACCGACGAGAACAGACAGGAAGGATTGGAGTCCAGATGAGTGTTATTAGAGCACTGGCACACCTCGACCCGACTCTATGTCGGCATTGCCTAAAAAAACTCACCATGAAAGAAATGTACCTGTTCGACGGGTACTGTACGAAATGTTGGAGGCTGCGCGGTGGCCGTTGAACAAGACTGGCGTGACAGCATGAAATACTATATCAGCCCCGAACAGGCGGACGCCGTGAAAATGCGGAGCATCGCACGATACGGCAAGGACAAGCAGACCACCGTCTGCATGGAGGAATGCGCCGAACTCATACAGGCAATCAGCAAGCTCAAACGATACGACCCATACGACCCGAACAATACGGTTGGACGCGCCGAGCTTATCGAAAACCTGTACGAGGAAATGGCCGACGTGTGCATCTGCCTCGACCTGCTGACTGAAATCTACGGGTTGAAGCAGAGCGACCTACGCCGCATGATAAACCATAAGATATGGCGCATGAAACGCAGACTGGAAGCGCAAGGAGAGAAATTCTAATGGAAACACTGAAACTCATCGCCTGCACCATCATCCTGCTTGGATTCGTCGCAACCATCATGCTCGTATTTGGCGCATGGGATACGCGCATGTTCATCCTATATGTGGCGACGGCAATCCTAACGGACATACTGTGCATCATGTTTGGATGATAAAGAGAAAGCCCCCGCATGAACCTTGCGGGGGCTGGGGAGAAACCAAAGGAGGGCTGTTGGTAAAAACTTCCAACAGTCCTCATTGTATCAGGCTAACGGCACATTGTCAAATACCATTCGCTGCCGGACTCGGTGCCAATGGCGACATACCTCGGCTGGCCGGAAGAAGCGCCGACATAACGGCCCCACAGGAAACCGTCGGCATAAGTGCCCCAACCGTCCAGAACGACCTTATCGCCGCGCGTATAATCAACCACGACATTGCCCTTCACGGACGGTTCGGTACGCACGTTCAACGAATCGACCGCAACCTCATACGTGGTCGCAATCACAGTCGGAGACGGAGAAGCCACCGGCACAGGAGCCGGATTCACCGGAGTGTTCGCACCCACGCCCGCATACTTGTCCCAAGCCGTCTTATCGCCAGCGAAATAGTTCAAATCAAGCGAACCAGCATAACCATCGATATGACCGTTCGACGTGTACTGGCGCATCGGATACGCCACATACGACCAAATCGAATCAGCATCCTGCCAGCCGACCGCATCCATGGACGCGTAGCATGCTTCCCAGATGCCGCAATCATGCTTGCCGCAGATATCCTTGATGAACGGGATTTCCGAACGCTGAGCATACACGAGCGGCTTCACACCGGTCAGACGAATATACTGGTACAGAAACTCGTCCAAATAAGCACGATTGCCCCACGCCGCGTTATCGTCACTCTCCCAGTCGACGCACGGCACGAACTTGCCAAGATAACCATTGGTGGCTTTCGCGAAGAAATACGCTTCCTCGGAAGCGTTCACGCCACGAATGTAATGCATGTAGCCGACTGCAAGACCACGCTGGGCGGCGGCCTGAATCTTCGCGTCCGCATCGACCCACACGGAGTCAACCAGACCATGGTCGTTGGAGCACTCTCCAGCGCCCCAAGTGCACTGCACCACGACGCCATCCGCGTCAATCTTGGAAACATCGCAATCGGCCTTCCAATTGCTGATATCCACAATCCTCATTATTCGGAAACCTCCTTAATATGCTTGCCGGTAATCTTCGCCTTTTCTGAAGTGGCGAGTGAAGCCGGACTGATTGAATCGGTCTTGCCGCTCGACGCGACACAGGTCAACACGCTTGCGATGGCGGCTACCAAGGCGATGCCGCCGACATTCATCCAATCCACGTCGAACAGGCCGACGCCACCGACCACGCCAGCCGACAATGCCGCCTGACATGCGGTGCGGATTGCACGCTCCAGCGTGTCAACCCAAAAATCCTTAGTGAACAATACGCTCCTTACTGTTGTCGTTTTCCAACGGTTCTATTGTACTCCTAAGCTCGTCCGGGAGTCTGGGCTTCGGATACCGTTCCAAAAACTCCGGGTCGAGCACGTGGCAGAGTTCGCCCAGCCAATGCCCGATGGAACGGATGTACGAGGTTTTCAAATCATCCTGATGGCGGAGCCTATCGCGCTCGCTGACGAATTCGGCCAGCTTCTCATCCTGACGGTCGATTTCCTTTTGCAGATTCAACTGTGCTTCGGACAACTGACGGTAGGCTTCGGACAGGTTGGTCTTGTTGTTTTGCATCCATGTGACGAGTGCGACGATGATGGCGCAGATGCCGGTGATGAACGCTACGGTGACTTCAGTGCTCATATGGCACTATTCTACCCGATATAGTAGGAGAGAATGGTGGAAACGATACGGTTTCCAGCACTGCCGCCAACATATTCGGCCCTCACGGTTCCGTCAGTCGAAACGGACACGGAAGTTGGGAAATAGCCGTCTCTCGAAGGCGCGTAGCATGATTCTGTGGCAGTCGGATAGAACGCGCTGTTGTTCACCTGTGCGATGGCGATTTTCGACCCCCAGCCGGTCAGATTGATGTTATCAGTGGCCAGGCTGATATGCGCCACGCCACCGGAAGCCCACATGTGCACTTTGTGCTTGCCGAGATGAATGTCGCGCTGCGGCATGTTCCATCCACGCCACTTACCGCCCTTCCTTACATAATCGCAACCGTCGGCCACATTATGCAGCAGCGTGCCTTCAGGCATGTAGGTCAGGGCGTCGCGCTGAGCGGAAGTCCACACACGCAGCATGTCACCCTTCAACGCGGCACCAATATACGTCTGCGTGATGACCACACCACCAGCAGCAGTATTCGACACGCCAGCCGGAAGCAACACTTGAGCCAAAGCCAAAGCGCCATCCGGAACACTTGGAGCCACGGGAGTCGCCGCCGCAGTACCCTTCACCACACCGAACATCGGAACGTCCGAACCGTCGGACATTGGCGAGCGCGACTCGTTCTGCTTCACATACACCACGTCGATACGCGAATTCGCGGACGGAGCGGCGGACAAGGGCACTTTCACATCGCCGTCATTCTGTATCAGCAGCGCGCCGTGACGGTTCAATATGGCGTTGAACGGGTGCACCGTCACGCTCATGGAATTACTGTTGCTCGTCACAAGATTGTCATACCTACGGTCGAGAATGCCCGGGACGGGCATCATCGTCGTATAGTCGCAGACGAACAGGCCGCTCATGTCGCGGCGCGCATCCAAAAACGACGCCTTGCCGGACACTGCGAAGATACTATTCCTCAATGCCATTATCAATCCTTTCTTCCAACGCTTTCAAACGTTCCTCAAGCCGGTCGATACGGTCATGGGCGAGATGGGCCTCATGGATGGCCCACACGCCCAGCATCGGATAGTTGATGCCGCACGGCTCATAATCATCATCATACTCTACGAACTGGCCCAAACCGTGGTCATCCAGCTCTTCGGCAATCATGCCGATATGGATGGTCGCACTGTCCCCGTTCAGATTCACGTCATCGATGAAACGGTAGAGCGTCCAATCCACGGAACGCATCTGCTCTAACGTGATGTCCGGTTTGAGGAAATCCTGCTTCACCTTGCGGCTGGACTGCGACGTGCCCATCGTGCCGTCAGACAACGCCCACACGGCACGCCACGGGCCGACCGTGAACAGATTATTGTACGCGTTCGTCGTATGCGTGCCACCACGGTCGGTGGACAATACGCCCCAATTCCACGCATTGCACTTCTGGTCGATGGTCGCACGGTCATACGAGTTCCTGTTGATGGACGCCGAAACAGTCTGGTCGATGTTCGCGCTAATGTCCAACACTTTCTGAATCGCCTGAGTCAACTGCGAGCCGGATGGCTTCTCCAATTCGCGCAGTCGCCGACCATACTCGTTCAACGTGGACACGAGCTTGTTGGTCGTCTGAGCGGGATTCTTCACGTCGAGAACGTCACCATCGGTCGCGGTGTCGCCGTCCGACGATTCGCCTTGATGCACTACGATTTCCATTATTTCACCGTCACTTTCACACCATCGAACACGTTACCCAACGTGAACGTAATCCAATTCGAACTTTCATCGGCTTTGATGCCGGTGATGCGCCGCGTATGCGCGCCATCCACATAATACCAGTCGCCCTTCGTCGTGAACCTGATATAATCGCCGACCGTATAGTTGGCGAGCGTCTGGTTCACGGAATGCAAATATCCGCGATGCACTTTCGCCTCAGTGGACGATACGGGTTGCCAGTAGACGGCCGCCGCCTCATTCGCATACGCTTGAAGCGTGTTCCGCAATTTCACGGTCGAATGGCTGGAATCAACGCTCTCCCAAATCGGCGCACCAGCCTTGTCCAGAATGTCCGTATAGGCGGACACGACGAGTGTCTTATCATCCGACTTGCCGGACGTGAACCATTGCAGTGAGGCGAGCTTGTCGCCATCATCCGTGGCGGACAATGATGCGATGCCCGGCTGCATGGCGGACGCGCTGAAATAGTGGGTTTCCCCACCCAACAATGGGTGGCCGGTCTTCATATGCCACTCGTAGCCCAATCCGTCGGCCGTGCGTGCGGGGAAGAATCCGATATCACAGCCGTTCTGATAGTTCGTGATGTTCGTCAGCACTTCGCCCACATAGTTCAAATCCACGGCCTGATAGTTCGCTTCCGACTTGCCGACCTCCGCATCCTCCAATACGACGGGCACGTGGCTGTGTGGCCAGCTCATCGCCTGTTCGACGAGATTGCGTGCGACCGTATTCCAAGTGACGTTCTTGTACGACGTGTTGTATTGCGTGTCCGGCGAACCATCCGATTTGATGAGGCTCTTGCCCATCGCCTTCGCGGGAAGAATAGTTCGATGGTCGAAATACGTCCACATGCCCGAAGCAACCAGCGTGAGGATGCCGGTGTCGGCGTCATAGTCGCGGCGCATGAGCACGCCGCCGACCATAAGCCCATCATCCTCCGCGACCATGACGGTCTTGCCGATGGCCGCCGTGTTCCTTAAATCCAACAAGCGCGCGTCGTTCGCAATATACTGGACGCGCGTATCGTCGGAGGAGGCATAGATTGGCACTTTGACGGTGAGAGAATCCGTGTCGTTCAGTTTCATCTCCCATTCGGCCGACGTGTGCGGCAATGGGATGATGCGGCGTCCGGTCAGCAGGTCTGCGAGATAGATTTTCACCTCCAAGCCTCCTTCCATTCGACCGTCATCGTCGGCGTGCCCGACTGCACGCCCAACGGTGTGAACTGTATCGTCGCGTCACCGTAGGGCCTGAACCAGTTCTCCTCGGTGAGGAACATGCTCAAATCCGACTGGTTCTGGAACAGGACGCGCTCATCGTCGAAGTCGAACACCATCGTCTCGTCCGGGTTGATTTGACGGTGGAATTCGACCGCTTCGCCGGTTTCGATGCAGTGGATGCGCACGCCTTCCGACAATCCGCCACGGATTTTCACGACAAGATGGGTCGGCGCAAAACCACTGCCCGTGATTGCGACACGACCCGGATTGCCGACCTCGCCTTCACGCAACGGGTCGAGCAGCGGGTCGGTGATGCCCTCGCCGTCAGTCGGCACGCCCACCGTCTGCGAGCGCAACGGCCCATACAGGTATGGGGATGGTGCAAGCAGGCCAATCTGGAAGGCGGCCTTACCACGATACCGGTATTCATCCACGGTCATCGACCTGAGTTCCGCATCACAGGATAGGGCGACGCCATTGCCTTTCTGCACGGTGACCGGGACCAGCTGTCCGGCCATGCCGCGTAGACGGCGCATCATCCCGTCCGTATCCTCCACCGTGCTCGTCGCATAGTAGCCGTTGACGGTGATGGTGCGCCCATCATAGTATGTGGTGCCGGGAATCGCGTTGCCGTCAGCCCTAGCCCAAGAATCCTGTTCGGTCTTGGCTGACGGCAAATCGTCGAAACCGCTCATGGACACGAGCGTGAACTCGTGTCCGGCATCGCCGTAAAGCGTGATATCACCAACGGTGACGGTTATCGTGCTCAAGGTCTGACACTTCCAATCATCTCATTGTTCAAAGCGTATCCGAATCGGCGGGCCACCAGCTCCACGTCGCTCAACGGGCTTGCCACCACGTTGTCGATGTGGACGCCGCCAGCGTTCCGCTGCTCCGCCGACACCATTCCAGTATAGTCTTTCAGCTGCGGAGCTGACACCATGCCGAGACTGTTCGCGTCGATTTGGTCGAAGTCCAAGGAGCCGAGCACGCCGTCGACCTGACCGCGTACGAACGCGCCTTGAGCGCCGATGGCCTTGCCGAAGTCGCGCATAAGATGCTCGCCCGACACACTCGTATAGCCGGAGCCGGAGAACGGGCCGACCTTAGCCGGAGAGAACGGGAAGAAGTCTCGCACCTTCTGCAACGCACCCTTCACCGCGCTTTTCACGCTTTCGACCGCGCCCAGAATACCCTGCTTGAAACCGTTCATCAACGCGGCGCCCGAGTTAATCAGCCACGAGCCTGCTCCCGCGAACATGCCGATGATTTCGCCCGGAATGCCACGGACATAGCCGAGAATCTTACCGCCCAATCCGGCGAACGGGCGGGCGATGCTTCCGATAATCCCCGGAATCATGCCCACAACGGCCATGAACATGCCGGGGAAGTTCGCGGCGATGCTCGTCACCACGCTGATAAACGCGCCCAACAGCGTCGGCAATCCGTTGATGATGCCTGTCGCCAAACCACCGATGATGGCGGGCAGCTGCTGGATGATGGCGACGGCGATGCCCGGCAACGCGGCGGCCAGCGAGGTTATCACGCTGACGATGGCGGACATCAACGCGGGGATAAGCGTCGGCAATGCGGATGCGATGCTCTGCCCGATGGTCGGGAGGGCGGCCACGACGGTCGTGCCCAACGTTTGCAAGCCTGCGGCCAAGGACGCGCCGAAGCCGCTGATGAATCCGGCGATGGCGCCACTATTGTCGCTGATAGCGCTGAACGCGGCCTGAACGCCAGCCACCAACGCCTGACCGAGCGAGGTTATGAGCGACGGAATCTGCGCCGCAAGCGTGGCGAACACCGTGCCGAACGCTGCAATCAGCGTTGGGCCGTACGTGCCGATAAGACCGGGCAGCTGGGCGAACATGTCGGAGAACGCCTGCGTGATTTGCGGCAGAATCGCCATCAACGCGGGCGCGAGCGTCTGGCCAACGCTCATGAGCGCGTCGGCGATGCCCGGCAATGCCGCGGTGACGCTCGACACCATTTGAGGGAGGGCGGCGGCGAACGCGCTCGCCATGGCGGGCAGTTTCGTCTGGATGCCGGTGAGCGTGTTGTCGAGGCTCTTCTGCCATTCGTCGAACTTGCCAGTCATCTGAGTGGGGTCGAGTTTGAACAACGTCTGGAAGCCTGCGGTCAGGCCGGTGAAGATGGCGCCCGTCACACCCAACCGGGATGCGATGTCGCCAATCTTGCCGATTGCCGCACCACAGCCTCCCACGGCCACACTGAAGCCCTTCAACGCGCCGGAGGAGACTTTCAACGCGGCTGAGCCGATGGTGGCGAACGCCGTCTTGCCAGCGGCCGCGAGCGGGCTGAACCGTCCGACAAGACGCGACACGGCTCCACCCAATGTGGCTGACAATCCCGTGCCGACCGTCTTCGCCGCAGCGGTCAATGGGGCGAACGGATTCTGGCCTTTGAACGAGCCGAAGACCTTCTCGGGAAGACCTTGGAACGGGAACGCCAACGTGGATGCCGCTTCGGCGCCGAACGACTTGAGCACGCCTTTGACCGTGGACAACCCGTTGCCCACCACAGCTCCAAGCTGGGACATGGCCGTACTGATGCCGGTCGCGTCCAGCATCTCGTCGAACACGGTTTTGAATTCGGACGCCTTGCCCTTCATGTTCGCGACCATGGCGAGGATGCCGGATTCGACGTCGGCGCGAATGGTTTCCATCCTCGTCTTCACGGACGCGGACGCGCTGGAGAGCGCTCCTACGAGAATATCCTTGACCGGCGCCCACTGTTGCGCCGTGTTCGCCGCATAGTTGGCCAATCCGGCCTTCAGATTGCCGAACGTCTGCATGATGCTGTCGGACGCGCTCACGGCGGACCCGACCAACGGGAGGAACACGTTCGGAATTTTGAAGCCGGTAAGCTCCTTGAATTCGCGGCCCACCTGCACGAGCTTGTCACGGTAGACGTCCGCACTCTGTCCGGCCGAGTCCAGCGTATGGTAGATGTCCGAATCCACGACGATGGTGCCTGCGGCGGCGCGGATGTCACGGAGCGCCTGAACGAGGGATGGCGCCTTCTTCTTGGCGGCCGCATCCACTTCCGTGTTGAGGGTTTCGAACGCTTTGCGAAACGATTCGGGGAGCGCTTCGGCGTCGGCTCCCATCGCGTTCAGACCGCTTTGCAGCAGCTTCACATTGTCCGTCACGCCGCCCACGCCGTTCAGCAGGTTCGATGCGGCCTTCTCGACGATGCCGAAGCCTGCCGCACCCTTCTCGCCGAAACTGAATGCGTACGAGTCTAAATCCTTGAACGCGACGTTGAACTTGCCGACCGCGTTCTGCACCCTCGTCGAAGCGGACAATGTCTTCGACATGGCGTCGGCCATGCCCGCGAGCTTGTCGATGACCGCAGACGATGCGGATATGGCAGCTGCGAACACAGTGGTGAAGTTCGAGCCGAGATTGATAAGCTTGTTCTTCACAGCTACGAGAGCGCTGCCGATGAACGGGATGCGGGCGGCGAACCTGTCGTTCGTGGCGACCATGAGGGAGAACACGGTCGTGCCGATGACGCCCACAGTGTTCAACGCGTCACCCAACGCGGACACGAGATGCGCGTTCTGCGAGTTCAGGCTGATAAGATTCGTCAACGGTGCGAGGAACTGTTCGACCTGCTGGGCGTTGAACGTCTTGTTGACGGCCGGGGCCAGCTGGTTGACGAACGTAGCGGCCAGATTGGATGCGGCGTTCGTCAATGGCACGAATCCTGCCAGCATTTCACCGAACGTGTCCACCATGCCCGAATCGGAAATGGCGGTCAACGCCTTGCCAAGATTCGCGGACAATGCTGTCGACGCCTCGGCAGACCTTACGCCGACCGTGTTCTTGATGCTGTTCCACGCGCGGTCTGCCGTAACGGGCATGGCGGCGAACTGCTTTTCGATGGCGTCCGCGTTCTCAAGCACCGTCTCGTAGAGGGCTTGGCCGCTGATTTTGCCTTCCTTGCCCAACTGCTTCAAGTCGCCAACGGACACGTTGAGATGCTTGGCGAGCATTCGGGCGATTTGCGGCGCGTTCTCCATAATGGAATTCAACTCGTCGCCGTTCACGATGCCCTTGCCCAACGCTTGGGTAATCTGACGCATGGCGCTGGACGCTTCCTGAGTGGACGCGCCCGTGCTAATCATGTTCATATCAAGCAGTTTGGTGAACTTCGCCGCATCACCGTAGTTGGTCACGACTTCAGGGGCGAGCGTGCGCAGTCGTGCCGCCGACTGGATGAAATCGTCGGTGGTGACGCCGACCTTGTTCGCATATTTCAGCGACGCTTCAAGAGAATCCTTATAGTCGCCGGAGGAGCCTACCGCGTTCTTCAGCATGGCGGTGGTCTGACCCCACTGGTTGCCCATCTCAATGATATCGGACGTGACGCCCTTGACGGCCTTGCCGACCGATGCGACGGCGGCGATGGCGGCGGCCGCGTTCAAATACTTGCCGATATCAAGCTTGGCGAAGCTGGCGCCGAAAGCGTCGGCGGAACGGCGGCCACTGGCGGTGAAGGAGGCGAACACGCTGTTGAGCGCGCCTTTCACGCCGCCTTGCAGGTTGAGGCTCTTGTTGAACGAGCCGGAGAACAGTTTCGACATGCCCAAGCCGTGCGACGTGAAGAGTCGGCTTGTGCCGGACGCCAGTTTGGGCTGGATGGCGGGGGTGAGCACCGCGCCCTTGCTTGCCTTGACAAGTGCGGACTGCAAGCCTTCCAACGATGGGAGAACCTGAATCCATGCGGTCGCGATGCTGCCCTTTGCCATCTACTGTTCCTTTCGGTGAAGACCCAACGCCTTGTTGATGTCTTCGGTGTTCATCGAATCGAGTTCGTAATCATCCTCCTTATTCTTCTGGTTTTCCGGCAGTACGCTTTTCGGTTTCACTCCCTTGCCGGAGTAGGGGGCGAGTGTTGACTGTTGGATGATGTCGAGCAGTCGGGCCGTCGCGCCGAACGTGCCTATGAGTTTCGCCCGTTCCAATATGGTGTATTGGCGTGGGCTACCGTATTGGCTTGCGAAGTCGGCCAAGATTTGGCTGTCCCACTTGTCGGGGTTTATCGCATAGGTCAGTCTTTCGACTGTGATTCCGTAATCGTCAGCAATTTTCCCGACAAGTATTCCCATGCGTCGATGATGTCATCGTCGAACGCGTTCATGAGCTGTTCGTACTTGGTTTCGGTCAGTACGCCTTGCATGAGCTTGTCGATGAGCCACATGGTTTCCATGCCGTCTTCCACGCCTTCCGAGTGGATGGCCTGCTGGAAGCGGCGGTTGCGGAGGAGTTTCGCGTAGGCGTCGGCCCATCCGTCGTTGAAGTCTTCGATGGTGATGGTTGGCTTGCGTTTTGCCATTGGGTTTCCTTTCGTTGTCTGTCTATATAAGAATACCCCACATGCCGGTCAATATGATGCGGGCATGTGGGGTATCCTTTCAACATGGTTGTCACGGCATTACAAGCGACATGTCGTCGAAGCCATGTGCATGTACTCCGACGTGCGTGCAGACAATCTGAGCCGCCACTGGCGAACTTCCTGTCTTGAACGTTCCTGAAAACGTTTCCCAAGCGTAAATTTTCTTCGCGCTTAGTACGGTTTTGAACAGGACGGACTGCGTATCGACGTCTTTTATCTCGACGACACCAGACCCATCAAGTTCCCAACTATACATGTAGCCAGAAAGCCTTAAATCTTGGTTCGGTGGGATAATGAACGTGTCTGAAGTCGCACTGGTCGGATATTTGTCGCCGAGGCCAAGGGAATAGCCGCCATTAATTGCGTAGTCTCGCTTGATGATACAACCCGATGGCGTCCATTTCACATCTCCTTCCTCGAAGTTGCCGTTGGGAATCAGATTTTTGGTAAACTCTCCGAAATCGTAAGCGCCGTCAGAGTTCAGAAGGCTCGAATAGCTCGCCGCGCTCCAAATGTTGGTACCGCCGCTCGTGCCGTCAACTGTGGATTTCATAACCTTCAGCCTGAACATTGTGCCTTTCGGCAGGGTGAGAACGCCGGTGTACACGCCGTTCTTACCCTTCGTCATCTTCACGCCGGTAGTGCGCTGCCAGGGGTTTTCCTGTCCCCAATCGCCGAGAATCCACATGGCACCGCCTTCAGCCACCGTCTTATCAGTGACGGTGACCGTAAGGCGTTGACTCGGAGAGACTAGGCTTTTGGGAGGGTGATGTACTGGGTCTGTGCGGGCTGGGAGGCGGTCGGATAGGCGTTGATGGTGAACTCGAAGTTCACGAGGGCGGTATGCACGTGGCTGATATCGCCGGTGATGAGGAACGTCGCGTCGGGCATCACGTTACGGCGCTTGCGGCCACCCTTCAGCATCTCGTCGATGACGATGACGTGATGTTCAAGGTCTCCGGCCTGCTCCTTGACGGTGATGACGCCATCCTTCGTAGAGGATGCGCTGGTCACGGTCACGTTGGCGGAACCATAAGCGACCTTGAGGAGGTCTTCGTTCAACGCTTCGATGCACGTGCCCGTCCAAGTCTTGGAGAACGTCGGGTCGGCCTGTGCGACGGTATCGCCGCCAGCGGCCACGATATCATCGCCTGCGGTGAGGGATGCCGGTTCGGTCAGACCGTCTTCAGACAGGTAGCCGAGGCCGACGAACGCCGCATCCAGTTCGGTGGTCGCGTCGGTTGGAATGGCGGTGCCCAGTGGGGCGACCCAAATATAGCCGGACTTGTTGGCACTTGCACCCGGCTTCGAGAATGTCACGTTTGCGGAAGACTGCTTTGCGCCCATCTCAATTCCTTTCGTAGTTTAACGTTTGATGGGCGGCGTTATTGCCGCCCATGCGTGTGAATGGTGTCACTCGGTGGCGTCGGTGATGGCGTGGGTGATGGCGTAGAACTTGCTGGAACCGCCGATGAAGCCCCAGCCGATTGCGACTTCGGTGCGGAGCATCACCTTGTTGACGGCACCCAAGTCGCCTTCGACGGAATTATCCGGATTGCCGGAGTCGAACACTTCGATGCCGGACAGCGGGATAGCGCCCCACACGAAACGGTTGGCGAAGTCGCCGATTACCGCATCAAGCACCTTCTTGGTCAGCTGGCCGGAGCCTGCTGCGGCGGCGGTGTCGGACACGGTGTTAGAGGCCGCGAGGGTGACGCCGCCGAGGTTGACCATGTTGCCGATGAGCGGAACGTCGGAAGCATACTGGGTCGGCGTGCCGATGGTGGTAAGACCATCACCGATGGCGGCCAAGTAGGAGGAGGTGGTGACGCCCTGCGCGGAAGCGTCGCCCTGTGCGGCGACCTGTCGCACGGCCTGCTTGAACGCGGTGGCCGCTTCAGCTCCGGTGCCCGGAGTATAGCTGATATCGCCCGCATTGTCGAGCACGTAGCCGTTGGTGCGTGCGACGGTGGATGCGGCCTTGGTGGCCGGATTCACGCCGAAGATGGGAGCGAAGTCGAGGGCGCGGCTGATGGCACGGTTCACGTAAGTGCGGTACTGGTCGAGAATACCGGCCTGATACGGCTGTGCGAGGATGCTCTGAAGCATGGTCTGCGGGGAGCCTGCTCGGAAGGTGGCGTCGGTCGGATTATAGGCGCCGTCAACGCCGAACAGCTGGAGGAACTTCTTCGGGAAACGGTAGGAGATGTAGAAGGTGATGGGGTTGATGGTCACGACGCCATTGGTCGCATCATTGGAACTCTTCTTCTTTTCGGCTTCGGTCTCGCCGGTGGCTCCTTCGCCGAAGATGCCCATTTCACCGGAGAAGTCGATGGTCTGCATCTGCGTGCCGATAAGGTCGATTGGAGTGCTGTTGGAAATCTTGGCGATGGCTCCGGCTGCGGGCTGGTCGGAAATCAGCTTGCGGTCTACGAAGCCGGGCTTCAGTTCGATTGTCGCTAGGGACATGACTGCCTTTCATGGTAGGGGAATGGTGTCGGCCTTCTGCATTGCGGCCCCGACTCGGCCTCTACCACGATTGTTTCCGGCTGTGTGCGCCTCGACCCCACAGTCGCCTGTGGGTATGCCCTGCATTGTTTAACGACTGTGCTGGGCGGTCAAGTCATTACATTTTTGGGGAGACGGTCGGGTTTTGACAGGCGGAACGAAGCTTTGTCTGCCGACCATCTCCAAGACATAGCATAACACCCCGCTTGACTTTCGTCAAACGGGGTGCCGTGCAAACCAGAATCACAAGAGAGGAGCTGCACATTGCTGCGCAACAGTTCTTATTCTACCACCTTCTCGTCGCAGCGCGCGTTCGGCGTGTCGCGGGGCCCGCGATATGGTCGGATTTGGCGCGGTTGCACTGCATGTGCGCGGGGACGAGATTGTCCATCCTGTCGCTTCCGCCAGCGGCACGCGGTATCACATGGTCTGCGGTGAACGCCAATGGATGCGCCGTGTTATGGCCCCAGTAGAACGGTTCGCCGCAATAATAGCAGGGCGCTCCAGTACGCTTGGTGCGTTCGCGCAGGATGGCGCGGTTGCGGTGGTAGAGTCCCGTATCCTTACCCATTTCAGGCAATCACCTCCCTGACCTTGCGTTCCTTCGGACGGTTGACGCCACGATACCATGCGGCGATGCTCACGCCCTTCAGTCCGGCCGTGGTTTCGGTCTTGCGTATCGGCGCGAACTTCCACTGGTCTTCGGAACCGGATTTGAGCTTCTGCGCGTTCTGCACTTCGGCGGTCAATTGCGGATTGTTCGTATGCTTGAACCGTCCCTCGTTCAACAGGTCGAGGAAGCCTTGCTGCGAGGCGAGGAATTCGGTACCGGTCAATTGGATGACGTTCAATCCGCGTGGAAGCATGTCCTTTATCGGATTGTTCAAACCGCCCGCATCCAAGATGAGCGTGGTCTTGCGCGGACGGGTCTTCAACTCGTCCACGACCCACTGCCATGATTCGGTGGTCGGACGTTCGTCCACGATTTCACCGATGATGTACGCCCACTTGTCGTAATGCTGGGAGCCGACCGTCACCTCTTCCGTGTTGGCGGCGACGCTGAGGGCGAGCGTGCTGGTCGCCGGGTCGAAGGTGAGCGCGTAGACGAGCGTATCACGGTCATGTTGCAGGTCTGAATAGGCGCTGTCCCACAAGTCCATCGGAATCGCGGGCGGAATACTGTCGGCCCACCATAGGCCCAAGTCTTGGATGCGGAAGTCGATGAGACCGTCCACGCCACCCTGTTTGGCTATCGCCACGTCGGTGAGGAACGCTTCGCGTGGAATCACGTCCGGATAAAGCGGGTTGGTGAGCGCCCACAACTGTTCATCCTCGATGTCCGCCGTCTCGTCATCGATGCCGTAGCGCACCGCATACGACATGTCATCGTTTTCCGCATTGTCGAGGAACGTGTTGAACGTGTCTCCGATGGACGAGGGGAGGAACGGCGTGCCCGTGTAGATTATCATCGCCATGCGGCGCGTCTTCAACGTCTTGGAAATCATCGCCTCATATTCGGAGCGGAGTTCCTGCGCCTCGTCGAAGATGACCAAATCGAACGTGCCGCCCATGCCTGCGGAAGCGCTCTTGCGTGAGCGGAAGCGGACGAACGCGCCGTTCCTCAACTGTAGGCGCTCGCGGCCCATGGTAGTGCTGAAATGCGTGACTTCGGCTTTCAGTTCCGGGTTCGTGTCGATGGCGTCTTTCAAATCCTCCATGATTTTGTTGGCCGCAATCTGCTCGTGCGCGGTGACGAGCACGTTCAGGCCGAGCACGAACAGGTAGTAGAGGATTGGGGCGGTGAGGATTTTGGTCTTGCCGTTCTGTCGCGGCATGTTCAATGCGACGCGCTTGTATTTCCACGTGCCGTCCTTCTTGCGTTGGAAGGCGTTGTTGAGGAATTCGACTTGGAACGGGAGGATGGCGTTTCCGCGACCCCAATTCACGTATTCTGCGGCCATGATTGCCACGTCGGATGTGGGGCGTACGTTCGCCCTCCAATTCGGGTTCTTCACCAGCATGTCACACCACCTGATACTTCTTGAGCACGTCTGCGTCGGCGCCCTTGCCGTAGGCGTCGCCGATGGATGCGATGTCCTGCGCGGTCTGCGGGAACGTCAAATCGTAATCCAATGTGATGCCCAACGGTTCGAACACGGCGTTCAAATCCTGTTTGATGATGTAGGTTCGACTGACGAAGCTTTCACGGTTCGACACCAGCGACTGCGTGGTCGCTCCGAGCGTGTCGAGAATCTGCGCGTCCTGCGGGGGGAGGCCGGTTTCCATCTGGAAGCTCAACGCCGTGTTTTGCAGGAGGGTTTTGAGCTGTCCGTTATCCCACTGGCTGAGTCGTTTGACTTCCGGGCGGACGATGGTGTCGTGGTCGTCGTTGGCGTCAAATTTGGTCCAGTCGGTCGGATTCTTGTTCGGGTCTGTTTTGATTACCACGTCCGGGGAGGTGCCGACCACGACGGGTTCGGGCAGCATGAGGTGTTCGAGGTTTTGGGAGATGAGGCCTTCGATGACCATGGCGCGCTGCGCGAGCAGTACGGCTTGGTCGGTGACTGGCGCGTGGCTGAGGGTGAGGCAGCGGAGGTTTTCGTTGATTTCCTCGGCGTTCTCGTCATAGCAGCGGCCGTCCAAGCCGACTGCGGCGACTTTCTCCAATGGCAGGTCGGCCGTGGGGAGGTAGTCGGCGCTGAGCGGGTCGCCGTCCTGCATGAGAAAGTAGGAGTTGACTCCGCCGACCGCTTTGGAGAGGATGCGGGTGAAGCTGCGTTTTCCGACCGCGCTGAAGTTGCTGACGCGCACGCGCATGGCGTACGCGTTCTTGACGAGTTCAATCCATGGGAATGAGATTGCCTGTTCGTCCACGATGGTGAGTGTCATGAGCGTTTCGCTTCCTTCGCTACGAGTTTCTGCAATGTGGTTTTGGGTGTTTTGGCGGCGGTCGTACGGCTTTTATGCGAATCGACTTTCACCGCTTCGTCGAAGTTCTTGGTCATGGTCATGAGCAGCTGCATGAAGCTGACGTAGTTTCGTTGCGCGTTCGCGGCCATGCTCATGTTATAGTCGCGGTCATCGTCATCCGTTTCAGCTTTCCGCGCGTACTCTTCCATGTCAGAGTAGGCTTTGTCGATGAGTCCGTTGACCTGTTCCATTCGGCTTGAGAGGGCTTCTTCAGTCTTCCCGGCCATAAATCCTCCTTAACTGTTCTGCCATTCGGCGTTGCTGTGTTCGATACCATCGTATCATTTCCGTTTTCAGGATGGTGCGTCGCGTCGGGCTTTCCTGATATCCGGTGTTGTTGATTGTCGGAGTCATGTGAGGCTGTTCCTTACGTAGATTTTGCAGTCGCATCCGGCGTGTCGCGCCCAGACGCCGTAATGGTTGGCGTCGTATGGGTGCCAGATGCCGCACCGTTCGAGACACCAGTCGCATGTCTCGCCGACCGATTCGCGCACCACTTCCGTGGTCGAGTCGATGGCGAACAGGTTGGCTGTGGCCTCCTGCATGGGTTGTACGGCCAGTTCGCGCTTGTATTTGGCGAGGAAGTCCCTGACAGTTTTTTCGGAATGCTGTTGGCTGAGGAGCCAGCCGATTTTCCTTCCGAAACTGTCGGAGTCGAGCCGTTCCACGCCTAGTCCCGCCGATTTTTCGGCGACCTGCTTCCAGATGTCTCCCAAGACTTTCCCGGCCAGATGCTTGTCTCCGCTGCTGGCTGCTGCTTGGGCTTGCCGCACCTGCTCGTCGGTGATGATGTCTTTGGCTGCCGGTGAAAGTATTTCCATGAGGTCTTCGACCGACTCCTGTGTGCTCTTCAACTCAGATACTCCAGCTGGTAGTCGTAGACGGTTGACGTGCGTCCGTCTTTGATGGGCTGCGCGTCCGTGGTGTTGAGCAATGGGGCGCCCATGATGTCCCAGAGGCTCTGATTGTACCAGTCGGTCAACGCGTCGCCGATTTCCGCGCTGAGCGCGTTGGCGGCTGGTTCGCGTGTGACCACGGTGATTGCCACGTCCAAGTGGCGTATGTATGGGGTGATGTCGGACGCGTTCTGGCGTGTGACGATGATGAGCGGATACTGGGTGGCGGATTTCACTATCGGATACTTGTCGTATACGCGCATGTTGAGCCGTTGGGATAGTCCGTTGATGATGTCGTTTACGATTTCATTGTCTTTGCTCACAGTCCGAATCCTTTCAGCGTGTCGCCGGAGTGCGGCGTCACATGGTATTTGATTTCCGTTCCGGCTCGGCGTGTTCCGGCGAACGTGCTGAGCGTGCGGTATGTGGTCATGGTCGGCGCCTTGCCACTGTACGAGTCCATCCGCAATTGCGGCATGATTTGCGCGGCGACACGGCGGGACTCCTGTTGGAATCCCGCCGACTGCATGACGAGGTTGGTTGCCGCGTTCGGTGCGGCGACCATGATTTTGGCGCCTTTGAGTCTTGCCATTAGTATTGCACCTGCTTCGCGTTGAAGCTCCATTTGAACGGGTTGAACATGACCCTGTTTTCTGGGTCGATTGGCGGTTTGATGGAGGTGACGCGGTAGGGGTTTCCGTTGTATTCGAGTTCGCCGCCGACGATTTCCGGGGGTGTGGCCGGGGTTGTGACGTGGATGGTGAGCGAGTCCACTTCGGTCATGTTGTCGAATTCGCTGGTGTTCTCGCTCGTCGTGTTCACGGTGACGAGCGCTTGGAACGTGTATTCGTTGTCGCCGGTGTTGACGGTGATTGCGTGGGTTTTGAGTCCGTAGTGCGTCACAGTTTGAACCTTGCTATGGTGGGGCGTCCGACGCCGAGCTGTTTGAGTTGGTTGCTGGTGAAGAACACGTCATCCGTGTTGCCTCGCCATTCGCCGGTGAAACTGTAGCCACCCGCCGTTTGGGTGAATGTTTTGAACGCGCTCAGGTCGGTGTCGCTGTCGGACATGGCTTCCTTGCGGCTCACGTCCTGTGCGACGCTGACGCCGATGATGTCGGCGACCATTTGGCGGACGAGCGGGTCTTCTTCGACCTGCTTGTCCAAATCGTCGCCTTGGTTGCGGTACATCATGCGGAGCACGTTGGAGGCGGCTCCGCGTTTGCGTTCCTCGTAGTCCACGAGGTCTACGGGCACTTTGTGGCGTAGGTACGCTTCGGTGTCTTCGACGGTGGCGAGCGGCTTCAGTTCGTCGGTCAATTCTTTTCCTTCCAGTCGTACATCGAAAGCCCCAGTTGCAGGATGCGTTCGGCAAAACGTTTTACCAGCTTGTCCTTCTCGTTTTCATCCAACTCCTGTGGTGATGTCACCACCACGTCATCTTCGGTGATTGAGAGGGTTGCGGGAACGGTTTCGTCGCGCATCATCATGCCGAGGATTCGGATGTCACGCATGCGCGGCTCCCATCCAGTCGGGCGTCTTGGCGGCCGGTTCGACGGTCACTGGGGTGACGCGCGTGCGGCTGTTGATGCTTGCGGCCAGCTGCTTCTCGAATTCGTCGAGTCGCGTCTCGTCTTCGGGCAGGAGTTCGGCGCTCAGGCCGTACTGTTCGGCGATGGCGTTGCGTTTCGCCTGCAGCAGGCCGAGGCTGATGCCCTTCTCCTTCGCCTCCTTGACGCGCGCTTCGGTCTCTTCGGCTAGCTTTCTGGCGTCTTCGGCTGCTTTCTGGGCTGCTTCGAGCTTTTCGCGTTCCTTGGCGAGCTTTCGGCTGATGATGGCGTCGAGCTGGGCTTGGGTGATTGTCGGCTCCTGCTGTGTCGTGGCCGCTGGGCTTCCAGTCTGGCCTTCAGAGCCTCCCACTCCGGTACCGGTCGCATTCGGTTCCACTCCTTCCACTAGTCGGATTCGCTGCATGCTGTGTCGTTTGAAGTTCATACCAGTCTTTCCAATCTTAACCGCATCGTGAGTTCCACGATGTCCGTAGCAGCATTATACGCCCTACGCAGGTCCGCGCGTGCTTTCAGGGTTTTGGGATTGTCGTAATCGTCGGGGAGGGCGGCTAGATGCCGTCCGAGTTCTTCCTGTATGGAGCGTGCTTGGGTTTCAATTGTTTGGATGGGTGCAGTCAAGTGACATGTCCTTCTTGTAGGTTGCGACGAGGCAGTCGTGTTCGAATCCGCCTTCGTCCACGGTCTGTATCGTCGTGTAATGCACGGGAGTGTTCGCGTATTCGCAGTACCATGCGAATGCGAACATGATGGTCAGCATGAAGGCGATGGCGCTGTAGATGATGGTGTTCCATGGTTCGTGCATTCGTGCTCCTTTCCTAGGGTTCGTCCGATGATGGCGCAGGCCAGTATGAGGCTGCGTGTGGTTCTTATTCTAGTCCGGTGGCCGAACATGATGCGACCGTTTTCAGTCACATACAGTTTGGCCAGTGTGTGCCCGCATCGCGGGCATTCGTAGACGCATGACAGCCAGCGTCCGATGGGGCGGATTGTGACGTCCTCCCCATGTCGCGCGCCGGTGTCGCAGAGTCGCCCTATCGGGTTGT